GGCGCAAGATAATAAGTCTGCTGGGCGTTGGAATACTAATGCTGGTGGTGAGTATTTTGCTTGTGGTGTGGGTTCTGCCCTTGCTGGTCGTGGAGCTGATCTATTACTGGTGGACGACCCCCATAATGAGCAGGACATCATCAATGGGAACTTCGATGTATTTGAGAAAGCGTATGAATGGTTCACCTACGGAGCAAGAACACGCTTGATGCCGGGTGGTAGAGTCGCTATAGTACAAACTAGGTGGCATCAGGATGACCTGACAGGTAAGGTTGTTCGGGATATGACCCAGAATGATGAAGCGGATCAGTATGAGCTTGTTGAATTTCCAGCGATCTTTAATGAAGGAACAGATAAAGAAACAGCTTTGTGGCCAGAATGGCTGTCATTGGCCTCTCTGCGTCAAACTAAGGCTTCTATGCCTGTGTTCCAGTGGAACGCTCAGTATCAACAAAACCCAACCGCTGAAGAAGCCTCTGTTGTAAAGCGTGAATGGTGGAATTGGTGGAAAAAAGAAGACCCACCTACCTGTGAATACGTAATTATGAGCCTAGACGCTGCGGCAGAAACCCATAACCGTGCTGACTTTACTGCAATAACAGTTTGGGGTGTATTTTTTAATGAAGAAAACGACTGTCACAACATTATTTTGCTTAATAGCATCAAAAAACGATTAGAATTTCCAGAATTAAAAGATTTAGCGTGGCAAGAATGGCAAGAATGGCAACCCGATGCGTTCATTGTGGAGAAAAAATCGGCAGGAACAGCGTTATATCAAGAATTACGGCGTACAGGCATGCCTGTTACGGAATACACACCCCATAGGGGTAGTGGTGACAAATTAGCTCGGTTAAATAGCGTAGCGGACATTGTAAAAAGTGGATTAGTGTGGGTTCCTGAGACACGCTGGGCTGAAGAAGTAGTAGAAGAGATTGCAGGATTCCCGTTTATGAGTCATGATGACTTGGTAGACTCAACGGTAATGGCGCTAATGCGCTTTAGGCAGGGTGGATTTATAAAATTACCAAATGATGAACCGGATGAAATAAAACTTTTTAAAAGTATCCGGTCCAAAGGATACTATTAAGGATAGATTATGTCGATTGAAAAAAGCCTATACCAAGCCCCTGTCGGATTGGATTCTATTGTTGAAGAAGAACCCATTGAGATTGAGATCGAAGATCCAGAGTCAGTCAAGATTGGGATTGACGGTATGGAGATTGAAATAGAACCTGCCGAACCCTCAGACGAAGATTTTGATGCCAACCTTGCGGAGTATATGAGTGAGGGGGATTTAACAGAGATTGCTGGTGATTTATTAGGTGACTTTGAAGATGATGTGTCTGCCCGTAAGGACTGGATACAGACTTATGTAGATGGTCTTGAGTTGTTGGGTATGAAGATCGAAGAGAGAACAGAACCATGGGAAGGTGCTTGCGGTGTCTATCACCCACTCTTATCTGAAGCCCTTGTTAAGTTCCAAGCTGAAACTATTATGGAGACGTTTCCAGCTGCAGGTCCTGTAAAAACTTTAATTGTTGGTAAAGAAACGCCTGAAAAGAAAGATGCAGCACAACGAGTTCAAGATGACATGAACTATCAGTTGACTGATGTTATGACTGAGTATCGCCCTGAGCATGAACGCATGATTTGGGGATTAGGACTATCAGGCAATGCGTTTAAGAAAGTCTATTTTGATCCTGCACTTGATCGTCAGGTGTCAATGTTTATTCCTGCAGAAGACATCGTTGTTCCTTATGGAGCCTCAAGCTTAGAGCAGTCCCCTCGTGTGACGCACGTGATGCGTAAAACTGAAAATGAAGTGAAACGACTTCAATTTGCAGGCTTTTACAGAGATATAGATCTTCAGGAGCCAAGTGGAGCATTGGACGAAGTTGAGAAGAAGATTGCCGAAAAAATGGGTTTTAGAGCAACTTCAGACGACCGTTACAAGCTTTTAGAGATGCATGTAGATCTTGATTTGCCCGGTTATGAAGACAAAGACAAAGATGGAGAGTTAACAGGCATCGCCCTACCGTATGTTATAACGATTGAAAAAGGGACTCAAGAAGTCTTATCAATCCGCAGAAACTGGAGACCTGAAGATGACACTCATCAAAAAAGGAATCATTTTGTCCATTATGGATATGTGCCGGGCTTTGGCTTTTATTGTTTTGGGCTTATCCACCTTGTCGGTGCTTTTGCTAAGTCTGGTACTAGTCTTATTCGGCAGCTCGTGGATGCTGGAACCCTTGCAAACTTGCCAGGCGGCTTTAAGACCCGTGGCTTGCGAGTCAAAGGTGATGACACCCCGATAAGTCCAGGTGAGTTCAGAGATGTAGACGTACCGTCAGGAGCAATCAAAGACAACTTGATGACCTTGCCATACAAGGAACCAAGCCAAGTTTTATATCAACTGCTTGGGACTATTGTTGAAGAAGGTAGACGTTTTGCATCGGCAGGGGACATGAAAGTATCTGACATGAGCGCTCAAGCTCCTGTAGGCACAACCCTAGCAATTCTTGAAAGAACTTTAAAAGTGATGAGTGCAGTGCAGTCCCGCATTCATTATTCAATGAAACAAGAGTTAAAGCTTCTTAAAGAGATTATTCGTGACTACACGCCTGATGAATACAACTATGAGCCTGAAGAGGGCAGTCGCAAAGCAAAGAAAAGCGACTATGACATGGTTTCGGTCATTCCAGTCTCAGATCCTAATGCAGCGACAATGGCGCAGAAGATCGTACAGTACCAAGCAGTACTCCAGTTGGCTCAAGGTGCGCCACAGATCTACAATCTCCCGCAACTCCACCGACAAATGCTAGATGTGTTGGGAATTCGCAACGCTCAGAAACTTATTCCGTTACAAGAAGATCAGAAACCAAAAGATCCAGTCACAGAGAATATGGACGTATTAATTGGTAAACCACTTAAAGCGTTTATTTACCAAGACCAAGATGCACATTTAATGTCCCACAATAGTTTCTTGCAAGACCCTATGACACAACAAATGATTGCCCAAAATCCAATGGGGCAGCAGATTGTAGCAGGGTTGCAGGCTCATATAGCCGAGCATTTTGGCTTTAAATACCGTCAACAGATTGAGCAGCAGATGGGTGCGCCTATTCCTTACCTTAAAGATGAGGATGAGACAATCCCTGAGGAATACGAAGTTCAGTTGTCTAGATTGGTAGCTCAGGCTTCTGCCCAGTTGTTACAACAGAATCAAGTTCAAGCTGCTCAGGCACAGGCTCAACAACAGATGCAAGATCCGATTATCCAGATGCAGATGCAAGAATTACAGATTAAGCAGCAGGAAGTTCAGCGTAAAGCACAAAAAGATCAAACAGATGCTCAGTTCAAAGCACTGGAATTGGCTTTAGAAGAAGAGAAAATGAAAAACCAAGTAGAGCTTGAGGGTAACAAACTTGGAGCTAAGATTGCTAAAGAGAGGGATGAGCTAGATCGTAAAGATCAAATAGAAGGTACTAAGATAGGTATTGATATGGCAAACAAAAAAGACAAAGTTGATGTCCAAAAAGGTCAAATAGCTGCACAGTTAATAGCTGCTCAAATGAATTCAGCTAAACAGAAAAAGGATAGCAAATGACAGGATTAGAACTTTTAGTTAAACAATTAGACGAAAAGATAGAGCAATTAAAAGAATCGGTAGTTGTAGGTAATTTAGATCACGTTCAGTATCAAAAACTTTGTGGGGAGATTAGAGGTCTGCTTACCGCAAGGGGTTACGTATTAGACCTCAAAGACAAACTGGAGAATACGGATGAGTGAAACGCTAGACTTAAATAAGGCGGTGGATTTGGCGCAGCTGCTTGATAAGTCAAATGAAGAAAAAGCAACACAACTACCTAAACCTTCTGGATACCGCATTTTATGTGCTATTCCTGAAGTGGAAAAGGAACATGATGGTGGGATTCTAAAAGCAGACGAGACCCTACGATATGACGAACTTTTGACAACGGTGTTGTTTGTAGTAGATATAGGTCCAGATTGCTACAAGGATCCAGTACGGTTCCCAACGGGGGCTTGGTGTGAAAAGGGTGATTTTGTCCTTGTTAGACCAAATGCTGGTACTCGATTAGTAATTCATGGGCGGGAGTTTCGCATCATTAATGATGATTCCGTAGAAGGTGTAGTTGACGATCCACGTGGTATTAAACGTAAATAAGGAGCTGACGATATGGAAAACTATAAATTTCCTGATGAAGTAGATAACGTAAAAGACGAAGGTAAACCCACAGAAGAAGTAGAATCTAAGGGTAAACCCGTAGAAGAAGACGATAAAGTTGAGATTGAGATTGAAGATGACACCCCTGAAGAAGATAGAGGGCGTAGAGCTTCAAAACCAGGTTTTATTGATAAAGTTGAAAAGGACGAATTAGACCTATATTCCGATGAAGCAAGAAGCAAAATTGATGCTTTTAGGAAGTTTTACCATGATGAACGCAGACGTGCAGACGCTGCCGAACGTGAACGCCAAGAAGCTCTTAATGTCACCAAAAAGCTCTACGAAGAGGTAAAACAGCTAAAAGGTAGGGTTAATTCTAGTGACGAAGCGGCAATTACCTCGTTTAAAACGAGTGCTGAACATGAACTAGAAATGGCTAAAAAGGAATATAGAGAAGCTTATGACGCTGGAGATTCCGAAAAATTAGTCGAAGCACAGGATAAATTGACCTCTGCCAAGATGAAAATTGAGAAAGCCTCTAACTACGCTGAAAATATAAATCAACGAAAGGCTTTACAAGAGCAAGAAAATGAAGTAAAAATACCTCAACAGACGGAAGCAGCCCCTGTCCGTGACCAAAAAGCTTCGGCTTGGCAAGAGCGTAACTCTTGGTTTGGTCAAGATGACGAGATGACAAGCCTAGCCTTAGGGTTACACGAGAAGCTTGTTAAAGAAAACGGTATGGCGTATGCTACGACTAACGAGTACTACAAGCGCATAGATGAAACTATGCGTAGGCGTTTTCCTGAAAACTTTCAGGATGAAAAAGTTGACGATGATAGGAACACGGTTCGGTCTAATAAGCCGAGTACAGTAGTTGCATCTGCGAGTAGGAGTACTTCTTCTAAAAAGATAAAACTGAATACGTCACAATTATCTATAGCAAAGAAGTTAGGACTAACACCAGAGCAATACGCCCGTGAACTTATGAAAATGGAGGCTTAATATGGCTAACAACAGAATTACTCGTGAAGCAGATACTCGTGCAACAAGCGAACGTCCTAAGCAGTGGGCGCCAGCAGAATTGCTCCCTGAGCCTGACAAACAGGCTGGGTATTCGTATAGATGGATTCGTACTTCAACGCTGAATCAGGCGGATCCCCGCAATCTCTCTGGGAAACTAAGAGAAGGCTGGGAACCTGTAGCAATTGAAGAACAACCCAAGTTTCAACTGCTAGTTGATCCCAATAGTCGCTTTAAGGACAATATTGAGATTGGCGGGTTATTGCTTTGCAAGACTCCAGAAGAATTTGTTGCCCAACGTAATTCACATTACCAAAAGCAAGCAGAAAATCAGATGGAAGCTGTAGACAGTAGCCTTATGCGCCAAAGTGACCCAAGGATGCCACTCTTTAAAGAGAGCAAGTCCACGACAACCTTTGGTAAAGGTTAATTTAATTTAGGAGATTCAAATGGCTTATCCAACCGTTTCAAATCCCTATGGCTTTAAACCAATTAATCGTTTAGATGGCTTACCATACGCAGGTGCAACACGTCAGTACCCTGTTACTTCTGGTCAAGCAATTTACAACGGTCAACCAGTGGTTTTGGCTATAGGCGGTACAGTATCAGGCGATTCAGATTTAACACAAGGAAATATTCTTGGTGTTGCAGTCGGTGTTCAATACACTAACTCATCTGGTCAAACAGTTCAGGCTCAATATGCACCAGCATCTGGCGTAACTAACGTTATTGCTTATGTTGTTGATGATCCTTTTGCTGTGTTCAAAGTTGCTATTACAGGTAACAACTCAACCATTACTGCGGCTGGCAGAAACATTGTCGGTACTAACGTAACGGGTGTTGTTGGTACACCTGACGCTACAACTGGGAATGCTACTTCTTCTATCTTCGGTGCTTCAGCTGCTGTTACAGCAACTTTCCCATTCCGTGTGGTAGACGTGGTTCCAGACACAGCGACTGGCTCAAACTCATTTGTGGAAGCAATCGTAAAGATTAACTTGTCACAACTTTTATCAACCACTGGCAATGCCGCAGCCTAATTAGGAGCATATAAATGGCTATTTCACGTGCACAACTACTGAAAGAGTTGCTCCCAGGTCTAAACGCATTGTTTGGTCTTGAGTACGCAACATATGGCGAACAACACAAAGAGATCTACGATACTGAGACCTCTGAGCGTTCGTTCGAAGAAGAAACAAAACTGTCTGGCTTCTCAGCTGCACCAGTCAAAAACGAGGGTTCTGCCATCGCTTATGACAATGCACAAGAGGCTTTCACAGCTCGTTATAACCACGAAACCATCGCCCTTGGCTTCTCTTTAACCGAAGAGGCAATCGAGGACAACTTGTATGACAGCCTATCAGCTCGTTATACCAAGGCTTTGGCTCGTGCTATGGCATACACCAAGCAAACTAAAGCAGCTTCCGTTCTAAACAACGGTTTCACTGCTGGTACATTTGCTGGTGGTGACGGTGTGGCTTTATTTAGCACACAACACCCATTGGTTTCTGGTGGTGTAAACAGCAACACTCAGGCTACCCCTGCCGACTTGAATGAGACTTCCTTGGAAGCCGCAGTTATTCAGATCGCTGCTTGGACAGACGAGCGTGGCTTGTTAATCGCTGCTAAACCTAAGAAGTTAGTCGTTCCACCTGCACTCCAGTTCGTTGCTACCCGTCTCTTAGAGACTCAGCTTCGTGTTGGTACTGCCGACAATGACATTAACGCTATCGTAAACAATGGTTCGATCCCAGAAGGTTATACAGTTAATAACTACCTGACCGATTCCAATGCTTACTTCCTCTGTACTGATGTTCCTAATGGCATGAAGCACTTTATTCGTTCCCCATTAGCAAACAGCATGGACGGAGACTTCGATACTGGTAACGTACGTTACAAGTCTCGTGAGCGTTATTCCTTCGGATTCTCGGATCCACTAGGAATGTTTGGTTCGCCAGGCGCATAAAGAAGAGGGGAGCCAAAAACTCCCCTTTTTTGTTTTATTTGTAGTAAGATTTAAACATCTGGGTAAATCGCTTATCAAACTGCCCCAGCAGACGCATACACGATTGATAAGCTGAACTTTGTATGAAGGACAATTTAAAATGGCAAGAACTACTTTTTCAGGTCCAGTGCGGGCTGGTTATCAAGGCGGAGACGCAAGCGCACAACAACCTTTAACTCCTACCACTATTAATTCAGGAACCGTAATTTCGGTCGACGAGGGAACAGCAGC